GCATTGGGAGCGATGGGGAGCTATTGACTATGGGAGTGTTCATCCCACTGCTATTTTGTGGTTCACGAAAGACCCGCAAAGTGGCGTTATATATGTGTTTGATGAATGGGTAGAGAGTAACAAAAACATTACAGACATAGAGTGTCAATTGACAAATGTTGATTGTCGATATTATGCCGATACTTCAGGAAAACAAATAACAGCAACGCTAAATAGTAAAGGATATGATGTAGTTAACGCTATAAAGGATGTGGAGAGTGGAATCATGTTAGTAAACTCATTAATTAACGATAATAAATTAAAGATCTTTAATGAGTGCATAAAATTACAACAAGAAGGGTTTGTTTATAGTTGGAAATTAGATAAGAGCGACAACCCAACAAATAAACCTAATAAATTATTTGACGATGCGATGGATGCCCTAAGGTATGGAATTGTTTCACATTTACAAAACAAAGAGGAACAATTGTTTTATGTAGGTGACAATTGTTTTCAAAATAAATTTGACTATTTAGATAGTTTATACTAAAAGGAGTAAGTATATGAAAATAAAAGAAAATTCAGTTTACAAAGGGGATTGCTTAGAGGTTATGTCAAATATAGAAGATAATTCTATTGATTTTATTTTGTGTGATTTGCCTTATGGGATAACTAATAACAACTGGGATAAAGTTATAAATATCAAGGAGTTATTTAAACAATACAACCGAATAATAAAAGACAAAGGAATAATTTGTTTAACTGCTGTTCCCCCTTTTTCAAGTGAATTAATTATAGAAAATAAGAAAAATTACAAATATTCATGGTATTGGGAAAAAAGTACTCCTGTAGGGTTTTTAAACGCAAAAAAAAAGCCATTAAAAATAATTGAGGAAATTTTAATTTTTTATAAAAATCTTGGTGTATATAATCCCCAAAAAAACAAAGGAAAACCATATGTTACAAGAAGAGGAAAATTAGGAGATAATTATGGTTCTGTAAAAGGAAACTATGTAAACAAAAATTCAGGGTGGCGATATCCTAAGAATTTATTACAAGTTAATAGTGTACAAAAAACATTACATCCAACACAAAAACCTATTGAATTATTTGAATATTTAATAAAAACATATACTTCTCCTGGGAATTTGGTTTTAGATAATTGTGCGGGGAGCGGAACAACGGCTATAGCTTGTAGAAATTTAGATAGAAAATATATTCTTATCGAAAAAGAAGAAAAATATATAGAAATAATAAAAAATAGAATTAAATCGCATAAAATACAAAAAACATTTGATTTTTTATAATTATTAGTTTATAATAAAAATAAGGTATTGCTTTTTAACTCCTTTTTGGCAACCTGAGAAGGGGAATATATGTTCCCCTTTTTTTTAAGGAAATATATGAGTTTTTTAAACATTTTCAAAAAAAAAGAAAAACAAGATAAATCTTTAGACTTACCCACAACTGCTCCTATATCTACATACGATTTTTATCAATATGACGATGATTTTAATCTTCCTGATGTTGATATTTATAGAGTTTTTGACAAAATGATAAAGTATGATGATAGGATAGGGGCAAACCTCAAAAAAAGAAAACAATTATTGTTATCAAAGGGGTACATAATAAATGCTTTCGATTCTACAGATAAAAATCAACAAAAAATAGTTGAGTGGTTAAACATCAATTTATTAGACAAAAAATTTAACAGCCTATTAGATTTGTTATTAAATTCAATAGGTTATGGGTTTCAAGTAGTTCAATTAAAATATAAACTAGAAAACAATTATTATTATATTGACAAGATAAACCCTGTGCCACAATCGTTATGGGATATTAACGCTATTACGGGGGAAATAGAATATTTAGGGGATATGGGAAAACTTAACGGGAATAAGTTATTAACAAAATACCCTAAGAATTTCATATGGTTTATGTTTGAAAGAGCACCCAATGGGGATCCCCGAGGAATTGGAGCGTTACACAGAGCGTATTGGTTTTATAAGTTTAAATGTCAAGATTTTGTCTCATGGCAAAAATTCTTGGAGCGTTTTGGTGTTCCTTTATTAATAGGGAAATTTGAACAAAAGGGCGATTATACTAAGATGCGTAAATACGCACAAGAAGTTATTAACTACTTGAAAAAAATAAGGTATGACGGAGTTGCGGCAATGGGGGGTTCTGATATTAGTATATTAGAAGCTAAGGGAAATGGGGAACCTTTTGAGAAACTAGTTAATATTTGTAATGAGGCTATTGACGTTGCGACTTTGGGCACAATTATGTTAACGTCACCCCAGGGGGGAAGTTTTAATCTTGCTGAAGTGCACTCTAAGATATTGGATTTACAAACAAAATCCGATGGGGAAGCCTTAGCATATATTATTAACGATACTATAATTAAATGGTTAGTTGATGCTAATTTTGGTAAACAAGAGTTTTACCCTGTTTTTAAGTTTAATTTTAATAAACAAGCTACAACTGAAGAAATATTTAAAGCTATTGAGTTAGGAATTCCTTTAGATAACAACAAGTTATACACAGAAACAGGGTTACCACAACCTAAATCTGAAGAAACAGCTTTTGTCATTTCTCAAGAAACTGTATCAGGAACTATTGACAACAGTCAAAAAAAAAAGATTTTTTTAGATAAATTTTCTGAACAAGAACAACAAGATAGAGTAAAACAAGCGGAAAAAGAAGTTGACACAATGGAAGCTTACACACAACCCGCAGAAGAGGAAAGTGTCAATTTATTAAATAAGGATTTTGACAAATGGTTATTGACAAAAAGTGAGGAATATAAAGTTGACACAAAAACTATCAAAGCTATGACTGATGAGGTTTTCAGTGCGTTTTTCAGTTCATATCTTATTGGAATTATTGACGTCAATAATGACATTATTTTAGACAATGAGCTTGAGAAGAATAGTTATAATTTATTTGGCATAAAAGAAATTATTAAAAAGATTATTGGGTTATTTGTTAAGATTGATGTTAGCAAAGGCACAAGCGTTAAGTATTTGAAAACGTTAATAGATATGCCAGAAGAAACATATAAACGATTATATGCTAAGAATTATAAATATGCGTCAACAATAGCTATAGCGAATACTGCGTTATTTGAGCAAGAAGTCAAAGAATCATTAGCTCAAGCAAGAATCAATGGTTTAAGCAAAAACGAATGGGTAAAAAAAGTTATAGAAAACAATGAATTAGACCTCCCAGCCCCCCATTTGAATCAAAAATGGTATTGGAATAATGTATATAGAACAAACAACACTACAGCACGTACTGCGTCAATAATAGATAGAGTTAATGAGACAAAAGAAAGATGGTTCGGATATGAGTATATATCCATACTTGACAAAAGAACTACCCCTATTTGCGACGGATTAGATGGAACAATCAAGGCTATAGATGATGCGATTTGGTCTACATATATGCCACCAAATCATTTTATGTGTAGGTCCACAGTTGCCAGGTTGAGTAAAATACGAGCTAAAATAGGTAAGATTAATTATAAGAACCCTATTAAATTATTACCACATTCTGATAAAAGTTTTGCAGAAAATCCTTCTAATACCTGGACTAAGCTAAATAGTAAACAAAAAGAAGATGTTAAGAAATTAGGGCTAGAGAATAAAATAAAACAAGTTAACAAAGAAATTGATAAAAATATAAATAAAATCATTGACAAGGTTAAATAAGTATGCTAACAATATATTATTAGGAGTGTTTTATGAAAATAGAACTTTTTAGAGCAGGCAAATGGAATAACATAAGTTACGGAGTAGAAGAATTACAAGATATTGTAAAAAATAATAATAATAGAAAAATACCTGTAACTCTTGGACATGATGTGCATTTTTGGGCTTTTGACAACCAACCAGCTTTGGGTGTTGTCGAAAAATTAACAGTTGAAAATGACAGTCTTTGTGGGTATGTTGTTTTCAATGAAGAAGGAGAAAAGCTATATAAATCAGGGAGTTATCCCAATTGGAGTGTTGGCATAGCTAAAGATAATAATTTAGTATCTGATAATAATTCAGGTAGATGGTTACATCATTTAGCTTTATTGGGAGCGAGTCCTCCTGCAGTTCCTGATTTACGTATTTTTAGCAAATCGGATAATTTAAATTTAGAATTATTCTCTATAAACGGAGAGAATAAAAATATAGAATTATTAACCAAAAATAAGGATAAAAAAATTATGCCTGATATTAAACAAAAACCAAAAGATGTTAAAGTTGAGGATTTTGTTAATGTTTCTCAAATGGAGGAGCTAAAAAAACAAAACCAACTTTTGCAAAAACAAGTTGAGAAGTTAGAGATAGAAAAACATACTCAAGCAAAAGAAGTTTTCAAAGAAACTTTTTCAAAAGATTTTTCAAAAGACAAAATGGAAGAGGTTTTGTCAAATTCTCTATGTACAAAAGAAGTTTTAGATCTTTTTTCTGTACTTTTGAAAAGTAGGCGTGAGAGCTTACCCACAGAAGATATTGATTTAAATAGCAATTTATCAATTGAAGATGATTGCGATTTTTGTTATAAAGGGGGTAAATAATGGGACAATTCAACGGATCTAATATAAGTATAATAAATAATGATTTATTAGTACGTAATAACAAAATTGAAACATACGGTTTATATAGTGCGAGTGCTACAACACTTAACTATGGAACATTATTGAAGTTTAGGAGTTTAGGGACTAAAGCAACTGGTACTGTGACATTAAGTTTTAGTGCAGCATCAGGAGGAGAAATAATTCCTAAAGGCACTTTGGTTTCAACATCAACACCTGACATTATGTTTGAAACAACTCAATCATATGTACTTAGTTCTTCTGATACAAGTGTTGATTGTCATATACAAGCTGTTAATTATGGAACAGTTTCTAACGTAGCAAATGCGACAATAACAACTCTAGTTTCTTCTGTACCAGATATTACTGTAACCGGTGTTACAAACGGATCTGCGACAACAGGAGGAGTTAATGGAATTACTGATGAAATGTTGGCGTGGGATGGTCATTCAGGTGACGATGTCAATTTAATTGAAGGAATTCTATATAATTCTATTGACGAAGCTGCAGGCACTTTTGTATGTGATGTTGTTGTTGCTGGTGACATTAATAAATCGGCAGTTGATTTATCTTCAGGTACTATTGGAGCGGTTCCTATATCTGAAATTTCTGATAGATTACGACAACTTGGAATATTTCTAGTAGGCTTGGAATAAGGAGAATAAATTATGTTAACAAATTTAAATAAAATATTTGATAGATCTGCATTAGTTAAAAGAATGCAAACTATACCTAATCCTTCATTACAATTATTAGAGATATTGTTTGGAGGGACTAACGGGAAAATACATAGGAATATCAAGGTAGGTTTAGGCTCTGATGTTTTATCTACAAAGAATATTCCTCATTCTTCACGTTCAGGCACTCCATATTCTATATCTGATAATGAATTGACACTTAAAGAGTGTGTCCCTCAACCTTTTAAGCTTGAGCGAGCTATGACTGCTAGTGAAATCAACGACTTAGAGAACACATATAGGGCTGGTGGTTTAGGATCCGCTCAACAATGGGCTGTTGATTTAGCAGTTAGATTTAGGAACACTTTTTTGAAGTCGGCTCAAGCTATGACTGCTGATTTTATTGCAAATAAAGGAACAGTTAACTTT